GGTACTGCTCAGGCGTACCCCTAAGCGTGTAGCGCACCGTCTTAGCTTCGTTCGTAACGCCCGGTATCGGCGCGTGGAGGTACTGGGCGCCATACAACTTGCTTTGCATTTTCTTTGAGTACACACGGAAGTCCCAGCCGCATATATGCGCCGCGTGCGCCGCCATCAATCCTGCAGGGCCGCAACCCAATATCGCCACTGACTTGGTCATGTTGTCTCCCTTGAAGTTTGTTGGCAGTACGGTGCCAGCGGGTGGTTTGTATAGCGCAGCCGCGCTTCGCTGCTAGTTGTACTTTCGCGTCGATGCCCAGGCGGCGCTTAATGGCAGACCCGTCAGACACCCCACGCCGTACTAACACGTAGCAGGCGTCAATCAGAAAACAGGCCGTTTGCTGGCGGGCGCAACATCTTCTGCGTCCTCGCCATCCTCGTCCTCATCTTCGTAATCCTCGTCATCGTCATCGTCGTCAACGACATCATCATCGTCTTCATCAACATCGTCTTCATCGATGTCATCAGAGTCCAACAAGTCGTCGTCATCCTCGTCCTCGTCCACCTCAGCCCCGTTGAGCGGGCCGGCAAAAGTAGTGGGGTCGAATGGGATGTACCCGGTGACTTCAGCGCGATAATCACCCTTCCACTCACCAGGTTTAGTGGTGACTTGAACCATGACCTCGCCCTTGGGGCTGTCAATCTTAACCCGCCCAATCTTGATGATGTGGGTTTCGATCTTGCCGGCATTCTTGCCTTTGAGCACCTTGATGCGCTTGATGTCAGGCCCTTTGTCGTCATCCCAGAATGCCGACTCGATGGCATCCTTGGCGCGCTGCGAACCGTCCGTCAGGCCGTGCAAGAAGCCGTTGACGAACGATTCCGAACCTTTGATGATGTTCAAGCCGTCCCAGATGGGGTGGCCGTGGTACTTCTTGCGGTCTGGGTCGTGAGAAGTTTGGACCTCCAACAAGATTCGCAAACGCGGCTTGCCGTCATTTGCACTCTTGGCGTCACCCTCCTTTTTGTTCTCACCAATCTTCACGACCTCCACGCGCTTGACCTTTGCCGGCCACGAGCCTTTGGGCAAATCCGGCCCAGCGTATCCGCCAGCACTACCCGGCGCCACACCCTTGCCATCAACGTCCCATTTCATCTTGGGCATGTCTTAACTCTCCTCACTGTCGTCGGCCATGTCATCGGCCTCATCAGACGTGGCAGTCACCAACGTCATTGGGTTTTCTTTTACTCCTGCAACTTTCGGCCTACGCCCGCCAGCTGCGACCTTTTTGGCCGGCACAACGCGCCCAGGGGCTGGTTGCTTCGGACCTGCCTCCAGGAGTTCACGAACATCGTGAAGCCCATTCAGCTTGCCTTCGCCGACAACAATTCTCGGCTCCAGGCACCGCGTGCGATCCTTCGCCATGACGTTGTTCGTGCCACGGAACTGGATTACGCGGAACTCATCATAGATAGCCTTGCCGTCTTCGTCAACGCCAGTCTTACGGCGAGACACCGACATGCGACCAAAGCTGGTCATCGTGCTGGCTACCTTCTTGCTGTATTGCGTCCCACGGCCCTGAAGCATTGGGAGCACAACCTTTTCACCCTCTTCTGTTTCCTCTTCCATCTGCAACGCCGTATACACGACGTTCACCGGAAGACTGTTGAACAACTTAATGAACCGCATGAACTTGTTCTGGTACGGTATCCAGTCCTGCAGTTGCGGCACATCTGGGTCGCGCCCAGGGTTGTTCTCATATGCCTCATCAAGAATGTGGCGCATACACATGTCCTGCATCTCGGTGATCGAGTCCAAGATGATCCAGTTGAATGGTATCGGGTCTTGCTCGACCAACCACTCATACGCCTCTTTGATGTCGTTCCAAGTGTTGACTTTCCACTTCTTGGCAGTGGAGCCAAATCGCTTGGCGCTCAACGTGCCGTTGTCCTCCGGTGCGACGAACAACACGCCCTCGTCACTGCCGCAGAACACGGTCTTGCCGATACCAGAATCACCGTAGATGAGGATGTTGACGTATTCATCCTCTTCTTGTATGTCGATGATGTTGGCGGGGAACTCAATTCCCATCAGAACAACTCCCTTTCCAGCTCTGGCTTTTCGTGCATCTTACCTACGAACCGTTCAATTTCCTCAACGTGATCAACGAGCCAATCCGCGTCACTAGGTTTGATACGGCCAAGTGCCTCAAGCTGTTTCGTTCGCTTCTTGAACGACTGCAGCTCGGCCACTCCCTTCTCTTTCAGACGAGCTACTTGCATCAGTCACCTTCTTGCTGTTGGTTGCGTCCTCTCTGTGATCCTCGTATGCATCATACGGTTTCATCGTGGTCTTGATGAAATACTCTGCGTCATCGCCTGATTCATCAAGCTCGCACAAGTCCACGTACTTGCAAAACTTGCAATCTTTCGTTGGTGTCTTCAGAACGGGCAGCTCACCAGTACGTACCATATTCATCACCTGCGCCTCTTCGCTGATACGCACGATCTGCCGGTTACGTTCCTTGGGCGTACGGGGCACGAAATGCCGCACAAAGGTAACGCCACTCTGGTCTGCGCTTACATCGCCCCAGACCGTTAAGCCGTGCTTGTCGGCATATTCAGATAAGTCACGCACCGACAACTTGAACGGATCATTAGGGAATGAAACTCCAACGCTTTCAAGGGCTTCCACGTAGTGCTTTTTGAGCGGCTTGTTACGCGCCATCCCATTATCGTCACGTGGGCGCTCGTCCAGCGGCGCTCGGCGGATGTAGTTGTACTCCATACCGCGCACCACCTGGTCGGGCTCAATCAGGCCCTGCTCCCGTAGCGCGTGCGTGCCGACGGCTATGTACGTACCGGCTTGCTCGTCCATGATCAAATAGGTGAAGTCAGGAATGCGGCCAACTGTCTTGTGATCCAACATCTTTACGAGCGGCCTGTGCTTGTTGTCTTGCATCTTCAGGTCACGCATGCAAAGGTCAATAGTCCCAACAAGAATCACCACAGGGCGGTAACCACGTTTGCCCTTCTCAGATTTCAGCGGCTTCACCCGAGTATCAGGTATCACCACCCTGAAACGGCGCTCAGCGTCGATGATGTCCCAGTGTGGATCACCTTGGTACCGATCAACATACGCATCGAGCAACACAGCGCCAAGCTCATAGAAGTCCTCCCATGTCTTGAGCTCGTCGTCATCTGCATCCGAAACACGAAGCGACGCAACAACTTTACCCGCCAGCTTCTGCCAAGTCTCGGCGGGATGCGGGCCGCGCTTCGTGCCCGGTAGGTAGTATTCAGCCAAGCATACGTGGACGATGGTGCCGAAATCTGCAGCCTCTTTCCACTTTTCGACAATCGGCGTTATCCCCACTACGTGCTGTTGGAACCAAGCCCATTGGCACCGCTTGAACACGCCGCGCTCGCTCTGACGAAGTAGCGGCAGTTCCATATCATGTAGGCTCACGAAGTCATCCCGTCCAGCACCGCTTTAATTTTGTGCAACGCGGCTTCCGGCTGAACCAACTCATAGCCATACACAATGTCGGCTATCTCACTGAGGGCAACCATATCCGCCAGTCGCTCGTCGCGATGCTTCTTGCATGGAAAGCCAAAGTCGCACAACAAATCTCGTGGGTGACGCAAAGCAAACTTCACCATGAACAGGTTCACTCTGCTACCGCCCTCGTGGCCCTGCGCCGGGTGCGCTTAACGGGTGGCTTCTCGGCCTTAGCTGCGCACGTTGGGCATGTACGGCCCGACTCACGCCGGAACTCTGGCCAGTCCTTCTGCCACACTGGGATGTTGTCCCGGTTCTTGCAACCTGGGTCCTTGATATCATGCAGAGCTGTGCCATTTTTCGACACAAGCTCGCTGATTGGTTTCCTAGACATCACGGCTCCGCTCGTGGGCGTCGATGCGAATATTGATGAGCGTCAGGTAGCTCTCGAACAACGACCAACCAGTCGGGTGTTGGTTCAAGAACTCACACGCGCTCGTAACCAAATGGCGGGTCTTGTCTGTAAGCAAGACCTCGCCGCTACGTATCGTCGGCATCACTCCACCACAGCAATCGTATAGTGCTCGGCCCGCTCAGTAACCCGCCAGAGGCTACGGTGAGGAACCATTTCAATGAGGCACACGCCTTTGAGCAGCTGTAGCTGCACGCTAACCTCTTGCGGGTGCCAGTTCAGTAGCGTAGCGATGTCCGAGGAACGTATTGGCTTGCCGTACTCCACGAGTACCGAGTACACGTCAGCGGCAGCTTGCCGTAGTGGAATCTGGTGCAGGATAACATGTTCCACCTGTACCAACTTGGGCCGTGGCGCCTCGTCGGCTACCGGCTTGGGCTTGACCGGGTTGGGATTTTTCGCCTCCCACAGGTCGATGTCCTTGAGTAGCTCCCACCAATGGTAGTGGTCGTATGAGACCTTCTTGCCTTCGCCGGTCAGCGTGGGGTAGTGCAGTCGCTGCCAGTCCATGCGTAAGCCGACGTGTGATAGCTTACTGAACGCCTTGTTGATCACTGCGTCTTCAACGTCGTGAAAGCCGTTGCGGCAGAACGATATCAGCATCCGCTTCTCGGCTATGGAAAGCACTTCCGAGTCAAGCCACAAGCGCGCTAGCAACTGGTTTTGAAAGTTGCAGCGCGACTTGCGACTGACTGGAATGCCGGAGGTCTGCGGCATCACGCTACGACCGCCGGCACGCGGCCCCGGCTACCGGGGTGACGGCGACGGTGCTGCTCAAGCCGTGCCGCGTTTATGATGCGCTCGGTGACGCCGTACTTCCGCGCCATCTGTCGTAGAGTCAAGCCACTCCGATTGAGGTAGATGTCCCGAACCTGATTTGCGGTCAGGTTCATGAACCTCGGATTGCCTTTCGTCATTGGTTCACTTCCCTTCGTAATTTGTTTCATATCAGGGCATTTACCCTGGAAGAGACTGGGAGCGATCCAGTGGGTCACCGGCCCACCATCCTCCGGCCCAAGCACAGGGTGCGGATTTGATCGGTGCTTCGCCCAGTCTCTTCCAGGGCACTGGGTACACGCTAGGAGGAATGTACCCAGGCCTGGTATTTAGTTGTCGGTCAGAAGGTCTCAGCGCCGCTAGCGGCAGGTGCCCGCCGCTTCAGGCCCTTGGTCACCTTGGCAGCTTCGCGCAGAGCGCCGCGTCCCACTGGGGCGCCATTCTCTGCCGGCGCGGTACTCGTGGAGTCATCCCCATCCGCACCAGCTTTCGCGGCTTCGGCTTCGGCTTTCGCGGCCTCGTCGGCTGCCTTCTTGTCGGCTGCCTTCTTGGCACGTGCCTCCTCAGCAAGGCGCTTCTTGTCGGCTGCTTTCCACTCGCGCTCGGCCCGCAACCAGTCACGGAAGTCTTGCTTGTCCTTGCGCAGTTTGTCTGCGGCGACACGCTTCTCGTCCCGGTCCTTGACCGCCTGGTCGCGCTTCGCAGCGGCATCCGTGCGCTTCTGGTCTGCGTCCTGCTGACGCTTGATGCGCGCAGCTTCGGCATCCTCGCGCTTTTTGGCAGCGGCCGCATCCGCGTCGATACGCTTCTGCTTGTCGGCCTCGTACTTGTCCTTGCGCTGCTGCTCGCGCTCCTTGCTGCGCTCATCACTCGACTGCCACACGTGATGCCAGAGAACGAACGCGGCCACCGACTCCACCGGAATGTCCACGCCCTTTTGTTCTTTCATCCACTTCTGCAACGACTCGTGAGCTTCGGTAATCTTGTACTCGATACCGGTGCTGGTCGTCGCGGTCCTGCTCTCAGTCACTTCCATCATACCCTTTCAAGTATCTAATCCGGTCCATCCGGTCTTACCCAAGCAACGCTACTCTGTAACCTGGGGCGTAGTAAAGCCTTTTAGCCAAATATCGTGCGAATATCTTACA